GCCATCGACAACTTGAACCCTGCCTTCGGTTGATGAGAAGACGAGATGAAAAATGTTATCATCTCTATCTTCCTTGAAGGGGGCCTCTTTACGCTTGAGCTTGACCGTCTTCAAATGGCGGCTGTGCTTGAGCGTGAGAAGCCTCTCCTCTGCATCGACCTCGAAGACTGCGTCGTCACGACGTCGGACTTCGAATCCGGTGAACCGGGTGAAACGTTGACTCCTCATTGGCTTCTTCTGGCTGACGCCAGCGAAGTTTCTAAGGAGAATGCCTATCACCCCTACACTGGTGAAGAAGACTCTGTGCGGTCTCCCGATGTTTGGGAGCTTCTTCCGTACTGAGTCGTTGCAGTTCCGTGCTCTTATTCCTCAATCAAAGGAGTCAATCTCATGAGGAAACAGCCATCACAGCATGTGATGCAGCGTGGCTTCGCAAGTTTGGCAGGCACCCTTGCTCTTAAGTGGTTGGATTCACTTGAGGGTGAGCTTGTGACTAAGCAGCGGGACGCTCTCCGTTCTGGAGACTATTCTGCTGTCGTGCATGCATCGATCGATCTTTCGATCTATACGTGTGCCGATAAGTTTCGTAAGGATTACCTCGCTGTCGAGTTGATGTCGAAATTCCCTGATTGGGATATCGGTGTTGAACGGGAGAAGGTAGCTGTAACGAAATTACTCGAGTCAGAAGTTGCGTGCGCCGAGTCGAATTCTCGACTGAAACGACGCGTTGTTAATGGTCTCAATGACCCCCTGACACGCGAGTCCGTCATTTGGACGGCTCGTGGTAAAATCGCTCGTCTCCTTGGTCCCTTAAACTGGGACCATGCGGAACGCCATTTCGCTTTCGGCCCGGGTGCTACTTTCGGGTTGAAGAGCCGTCATGGTGATGCATACTTCAAATATCGGGCAAAGCCCGAGGCTACGAGGGAATGTGCGATTCTGGCGTACACGTGTATTTCACGCGTACCAGCATGGTTTGACCATGCTGTGTCTCTGACGGCCAGGTCCATGGATGACTTTTTGGCTCTAGATCTCGCCTCGCGGGTGAAGGAGCTCATCGATATCGTCCCTGGTAATCGCATTACTACCGTACCGAAGAACGCGAAGACGAACCGGGTGATTGCCATTGAACCCACTATGAATGGTTACATTCAGCATGGGCTAGGTAAGATCATACGGTTACGTTTGAAGAGGGTTGGCGTTGATCTGGATGATCAGAGCAAGAACCAGCAATTGGCTCTTGTAGGATCGATTAGTGACGATTTAGCCACTATCGATCTCGCCGCTGCTTCCGATTCGGTTTCTCTCGAATTGGTTGAGCAGTTACTCCCTCCCGACTGGGTTCACGCGATTAAGCTGTCGCGAAGTCCAGAAGGCGTTCTCCCTGATGGTCGACGGATAGTCTACCAGAAGGTGTCGAGCATGGGTAACGGTTACACTTTTGAGTTGGAATCCCTTATATTCTGGGCCCTCCTTTCGAGTGTGATGACGTTGCACCAGCCGATCGATCGTCGATTTGCTGTATATGGGGATGATTTAGTCGCCCCATGCAGCATCGCTCCTGCTCTGATTGATATTCTCGACTTTGTCGGTTTTAAGACGAATGTTAAGAAATCATTCTTAGCCGGGCCGTTCCGTGAGAGTTGTGGAAAACACTACTTTAACGGAGTCGACGTGACACCAATCTACATCCGTGAGGATATAGCGTCACCCGCACGGCTTCTCTGGTTTGCCAACCAGGTGCGTCGTTGGTCCCGTCTTTCTTGGGGACTTGATGGCGCAATGAAGCCGTTGTACGATTTCGC